TGCAAACCTTTAGCCACTTCACGAAGAATCGCGGCGCGACCATCCTTACCAAGAATCTCGATGTCAATCGGATTGGCGGTTGCGTTAAGGAATTCGATACGGCGGACGTTGACAGTCTCTTTGACAGCCAAGTTAACTGCTCCGCGAGCAATAACTTGTACGTCGCCTTTGATAGCCTCGTCCTCGTCGTAGCGCATGTTGTACACGAACTGACGTTGAACGATGGGCTTAATAACATCTCCGTCGATATGGCCCACGACTTGGCGGATACCTTTACCCGCTGCGCCCATGAGCATCGACAGACCTGACGAAGTGCGGCCTGCGCCTTGCACGTTCAGGTCACCATACAGGTAGGCCGGAATACCAGAGTGGTCATCAGCCAACCGAGCAAACTTGTCGTACACAGCCACCAACGTACTAGCGTTATCTTCCGGCTGTGTAAAGCGAACAGCAGGCGCACTCGACCCAACAGGGTCGTTGGTCACCTGCCAAATCTTCCAAGGGAACATCTGTGTAATGTCCTCGTTGGGAGGAATACGGTCGAGGTTGACTTCAACCTGCGGGCCAGACGCGATACCCATGTTGTTCACAAGAGCACGGGCGGCTGCATTACAGACGTTCTGAATATCTTCGATGATCTCGGGAATACCTTTACCCCAGAACGCGCCGGGGCACTTGATGAACGAAGTCTTGCAGTACGGCTTCTGACCCAGTGGGTCATAGTTCAGCACCGCCTTGATGACGTAGTTACCGATCATCCAGACGTTGGCATCGTACTCACGGGCTTCGTCAGGGATTTCTTCTTCGGTCATGCCCCACTCGCGGAGCATCTTGCCGGAGACTTTGCCCCAGAACTCAAGAGCATCGAACACATCCGTCGGGCGCATGTAGGAGTAGTACTTGCGCTCCTCCTCATTCTTGATGAGTTCTACATCTTCGTTAATCCAAGATGGGCCAGCGCCGCCGTCCAAGATGGCACGGATAGCATCTTCATCGTAGCCCGGTACACCAATCAGATCAGACAGATCAGTGCGGGACAGAGGGTGGTGCTCGAAGATATAGCCTTCCTCGATACGGGTAATGCCCGGCTCGGGGTAAATACGGAACGGGTCAACGCGTTCAAACTCAGGAGCCAGACGTTCAATCGGCTCAACCACAGTCTTACCTGCCACGGTTTTCCAACCGAGGGCACGCTGACGACGTACAACTGGGCCTTTGATGAAAGCCGCTGGGAAAGTCACAAGATCAGTGATGAAGTCGTTGAACGAATCAGCCCAGCCGCCTTGGGCAAATTGATCTTCAATCTTCAACTTCATTTTGTCCGCACGGTTCTGTGCGTCTTGCAGAATCTTAAAGCGGTAGTCCTGAGATACCATCTCCTTGATCTGCTGCATCTCGTCCTTGGTCGGAGCCTGCTGCGTTTCTTGCAGTAGCATCAGCACTTCGTTGGCAAAGATGTCTTGGATTTCCTGACGCTGCAAAGGAGAAAGGTCAGGAATCGGAGTGGGGACAATATCCCACGGTGGAGTACCGCTATCGAGCAGGATGTCACGGAGCCAAGATTCCGCTGCGCGGCACTTGACTTCAGTAATCATCATGTAAATTTCAGAGCCGCCTTGCTGCTTGATCTGGCTCAGTTTGTCAGGTTCGTACTCGCCATTGCGCTGACGCAAGGCTTGGAGCATCTTATCTTCAATGGGCTTCTTGGCAATCTTCGCCGCATCCCAGCACATCCGAATGTGCTCGGACAAGCCAAGAACCATAGGTTGGTTCTGGCGTTCTTGCAATGCCTTTTGCGCCGCTTCTTGCTCTTGCTTCTCAAGTTCGGCGTTGGACACTACGCGAAGAAAGGTTAATCCTGCCATTTATTCCTCACCGGGCTTTTTCTTCTTCTTGATGTAGTCAATCGCTTCAGAAGAATAGAGAACTTTACTCTTTGGCGTAAGCATGTTCGCAGCCGCTACCAAGGAGTCCGTTGTGATTTTAGTCGTAGGAACTTGTGCGTCCTCACGGATTGGGGGTGTATACAGCGGCACGGCTTTGGGGGTAGGCGCAGGAACCAGTGAGTAGGTCTCTTTGGCTGCTGCTGCACCGGGTATGGGGTTACCTGTACGTATCGCTTCGTTCTCCAACCTGCGGTTGTACGCAGCGTAGCGTTCTTTGTTGAGTACATCAGCCTTTGCTTTCTGCGACTCGCCGTAGTACTGCACATCTCCGGGCTTGGCAATATCCGCCATCTTAGACACACGAGGAGCCTCACCATAACTTACAGACGGGGCTTGCGCGGGCGCTTCCATGCTGGTGTCGTACTGGTTGTAGACGACGCCTTCGCCGTACTCAGTCCAAGTTTCTTGCTGTGGAGTAGTGACAACTTTTGCCGTATGCCCTCCCCCCTTAGTCACAGGCTGCGCGTATGCCGTACCTGCTGGGCCAACTTGCCCCTTGGTGTCAACGTACACAGTACGTGACTTCTGCGTAGCCGGACGCGTGTCAACAACTTGACCGCCTGCCGCATAGCCTTTTACGGGGGTCTTACCGATGGTAAGTTTGGGATTGGTGCTGGTATGTGACAGGACTTTTGCCATGTTAGTCCTCCTCAGTATCAGGACGCTTTGCGTTCTTGTACTCTTGGACTTCCATGATGTCCTCAATGGTCATCACTGGAGGCTTGTACTCGGACATCTTGTATTCCTTGGGCTTGCCAGCCAAGCCACTGGTATCCATCTTCTCATTGTCTGAGAAGATAGTGTAGTCCTTATGATGTTTGACCTTGACCATCCGGTATCCTCCTGAGTCTCACACTACTATATATTGTAATGTGAACATAGCAAGAAGTATACAGGCTGTCAAAGATTTTGGACAAGAAAAAAATACCCCGGCACGGAGGCCGGGGGTAATCCCACTGAAGGAGGGTGTGGGTGTGACAACTGCCGCTGCAAAGCAGCAAAACAATCATATCAAGTCCAGCCCATGCTGGCAACAGGGCGAATTTCCCGCCTCTGGGGTAAATGATGCCCCTCGCCAACGGAGGCGATATGGAGCATGAGGTATTGTAGCGCTTCTGCAACGTGGGAGTGTTTGTTTTTTTCTATCTCACCATCGCCTCGGGGTTTGTACCTATAGCCGCCCATCATGGCTGCTTTGAGTTGGGTGCAGCCGGGGTCGAGCAGGAAGGCTGGGTCGCCGTCCACTTGTCGCATGAGGTAGTCGTCCACGGCATTGATTCGCGCCGAGACATTATTCGTCTTAGCCGGGATAACTCGCAGGTTTTCCGCCTTAATAATGTCCACAGCCGAACGCTCATCGGTCTGCGCCCGCTGAATACCCGCCGGATCAGTAACCACCAGTATGGGCGCACCACCGAACCTCTCGTAAATTAAGGGTTTGAGCATCGTCCTTACAAATCTTTGGACGCCCATGTCAAAACTGACCGCTTCCGCCAGAATGAGGGCGCGGCCTCGGGGGTCTTGTTGTCCGATGACAGCCGCTGGGGTGAGCCCCAAGTCCATCCCAATGATAATGGGTCGAATCCCATTGTTGACATAGCGAAGTTTCTCTCTAGCCATATGGTAGTCCGGCCTGAAATACTTGTACACCGGCATACCAGCCGAGGATAGTCCATACTCGCCGTCGATGTAAACTCGGACGTATTCTTCCGAGCGGCCTTGTGTGTCGTAGTAGCCGTCGGGGAGGTTCTCGACGTTCTCTGCGAAGGCCGAGCGTCCTGACGGTTGTTTATATACCGCCCACCCATTATTGTTCGGAGATACGCCATCTTTCGGGTCTAATCCTTCCATCTGGTAATACCACCAAGTATCCATCGTCGGGGGGTTAGTATCTCCCCACATACCGTGCCACGTTGGCCCACCATCTTTCGCGGACGGAAAACGACCGATACGTTTGGACATCGCATCCACAATGTCGGGATGGATGTCCCGGCACTCGTTGAACCACGCGAACGTCAACTCCAACGAATTCAGGTTGGCAACGTCGTCCGCATCGTCCAGTGCACGGAACATAATCTCGCACTCTACATCCCCCACCTTAAAAAAGTAAGTCTTGGTCGTGCGCATGTAGTCGCCGCACTGCCCCGGCGGGAACCAATCCAGAAACGTCTTGATGGTTGTATCCTGCAACTGCCGCGCCGTTTCACGGACTATAGCAGCCCGCGTCTTACGTATACCTTGCGCGTTGGGGTTCTGCATACTGGCCCTGCGCACTACCTCAAAGGAGCAGGTAACCGACTTGCCCGAACCGACCGGGCCCATCAGTACACGCATCTTGGCGTCTGACTCCATGAACCGCTTACCGGTTGGCGGCGGTGTATAGTTAATGTTCAGCATGCTGCACCTCCACGAGCATTACCCAGAACTCGCGGCCCCGGCGTTTGTGCTTCACGATTTTTGTTCTGTATGACACCCCGCACTCCCGCAGGGCGGACTCCATATTATGTGCTTCGCTCGCACTGACAAACCGTGCGGCTCTCATCCCATCGAAGGTTTGCGCAAACTTACTGTCCAGACTCAATGGCAGCGACATCCGTCACCTCTGTGGTATCTGCTTCGATTGTACGGGCGTCCTGCGGGTTGGGCCCGAGGTTGATGGTAATGCGGACTCCGCCGCCTCCACCCTCCACAACGGCATCGGTCTTTGGCTCCAGACCACCCCACTTTACGGTGGACTTAATCAAGTCGGCTTTGACCGCTGGTGATACAGCCGGGTCATGAATCAACATCCAAGAAGTTGTCAGGAGTTCTTCCGCTTGGGCGCGGGCCTTGAGTTTGAACGTGATGCCCTTCTCACGGACTTCATCGCGGTAATGCTCAACCTTCTTCAGAAATACCGGGTCGGCATTGAAGAAGATGATGTCGTTAGCCGAGATTTTGTGGCGGGCCATGACTTCTTGCAAAGTCTCCCCACTGCCCTCCAAGGTGAGAGCAATGTCGAACGCCAACCTATCTGACCATTTAGTGTGGTGTAGTGGTAGGGTATCCATGACCTGACTATAGTGTGAGCGATACGCAACTGTCAACATGTTTCATGTGAAACAGTCTATACCAAAATTAGCGAGGTTATCGGGAAGTGCTAACTTTACACGTTCCTTTTTTTGGGTCTTGCTTTATGAGGTTTGGAATATAGAGGGGGGGCATGCGAACGGCAATCCATGTACGCCCCCCTGCCAGCCACCAACAAGCACCAGCCAAGCGACCGACCAGCACCGACAAACGCCTTGAAATCAGGCGTATTTGACATTTCCGTCAAGTCTGGCAATCTGGAACTGTCGATGCACAACGCACCGATCCAGACGCAAGTCTGGTGTTCTTTAACCTTGTTAGGAGAAAACCATGAGTGAGCGCACTCCAACCGCTAAGCGGTCGATTGCCCCCGTTACTGTGACGGTTGAAATCACAGCAACCCGTATCAACGAGAACGGCACGCTCTCGGGCATTACGGCAAAGGTTGTCAAGCAGCCCATCAAGGGGAACGAGTTCAAAACCTCAGTCCCTCCAATGGCAGGCGGAGCAATCTACATCAAAGCCACCGAACTCGAAGGTCTAACCTTCGTGTCAGGCGATGAGACGAAGGCAACGACCGCGAAGCGCAAGTTGTTCTAAGCAGTAGGAGCCGGAGCAATCCGGCTCCCTTTCTAACCGCACGATGAAGGAGAATACCATGAGTGCATATGTAAAAGGCGAGCGCAAGAAGCGCAAGCAAGAGTCCAACCAGTTCGTGGTCAAGTGGATAGACGGAGATTCGATCTTCTTTCGCTGGTTCAAGCGTGATCGCTACGCTGTACAGTTCCAGCAAGAGTTGATTAGTGACGGAATCCCACCCGAGAACGTCAGGATTCAGATGAAGTAAACCACAGCAGGGGAGAAATCCCCTGCTTTACAGGAGAAAGACATGGAAAAGTTCTGCGAGAAGCACCCTGAGATAGCAGCAATCATCATTGCACCAATACTTTACGTACTACTGTGGGTCGCAATGGCACTGTTCTGAACCACCAGCCCGGCGAAAGCCGGGTTTTTTATTGCCTGTAAACTTTACAATGTATAGTATTATATATAAACCATACGCCGGGGGGTGCAGCCACGGAACTTTTGGGCGCTATATCACCACAATCTAAGGGCATGAGGCAATAATCTAACTTGACATGTGCATTTTTAGATCATTGTAAGGTTAAACTTGACACGCTAGAACCCAGTATTCATGCGGGTTTCAGCCATCAGAGTGTGTAAACAATCTAAATAATCTAAATAATCTAAACAATTTATGTATATACCCTTTCATGGATGATTTTCACTGTAAAGTTAAAGAGTGCGGCTACGTGTTGCAGTGTGTTGATACCCTAACTTGACTAGATTATTTGCCTCACGTAGATTATTCCCTTGTAAGTCCTTGAATTCATTAAGAATTCCTAACAATCTAAGTTTTGTATTTGACTGCTTACCTTGTCTCTGGTACACGCGGAGTTAGATTATTGGCTGACCTTGTAAAATTACACAACTCAGCCGACCCTCGTGAGTGACCGCTCACTTCCTCGGAAACCCGCGCCCAGCCTGTGTTTGCGTTTTTCGGTCGGGCTGGCAATCTGACCCTGACCCCAGCGATACCGCTGTGGTGTCAAGGATGTAATGTAAACTTAACCAACTTCAGGAGTTAATTATGCAAGCAACAGTGAAGAAGTCCATCAAGCCCGTTACTTTTACCATTACCGTGGTAGCCAAGAAGGTCAACGAGAACGGTACGTTCTCTGCCTTTGAGGTACAGAGTGTCAAGGGTAGCGTAAAGAACAGCACCTTCAAGGTAGTAGCACCACCACAAGCAGGTGGAGCACTGTACATCAAGTGCGACACACTGGACGGATTGGAACTCATGGCAGACGGTACGACAACCAATGCACCGAAAGCCAAGTTGTTCTAAACCATCAGGGCAGAGTAACCCTCTGCCCTTTTCTCAACATGTTCATAGGAGATCACAATGAAGTGGACACTCAAACAAATCAACGGCAAGTACGTTGTAAAGTTCCAAGGTGAAGATGCCTTGGAGTTCTTAACCCGTAACGGTGCATTGGCTTACATCAATGACCGAGTACTGACATCACTGGGGATATGACATGGAGGATTACCACCTTCCCATCTGTACCAACTGCTATGCCGTGAGGGTAGAACCACAACGCCGATACATGCCAAGACCAACGTGTATGCGGTGTGGTGAGCATCTAGCCAAGCAACGCAAGTTCACGGTGGCATGCAACAACAAGCAAGGGTATGAGTTAATCACTGACCCTACCCAACTCAAGCAACTAAACCCAAAGAGGACAACATGAACAGACTGATACTTTACATCATCATCGGGGCAATACTCGGCGCACTCGGTGGGTGGTTATTCCGATGATGCGCCTACTCAGCATTGCCCTACAAGCCGTTGCAACGGTGGCGTTTGCCGCCCTTGTAGCGGTGCTACTGATCGAATGGTTCGCAGGGTGTGGGGAAACCTACATTGACGCTAATGGGGTGCGTCATGCCTACGAATGTGTGTTTATACCCCAACTAACCAAGTGAGAGGAAATACCATGAAGCGACTGTTTGCACTGCGAGATAGCCGTGGACAACTTGTCCGTGACGAGGAAACTAGACAACCCCGTTACTTTGGGGACAAGCAATCGGCTAGGGTTTACCGCAGTAAGTTGACACAAAGAAACGACGAATACTTCGTCACCTACGGCATTGACCATAAACTGTACAAAGGAGTTAAATAATGCGAGCCTCACTACTGAAGGACACTATCCGTTCCACCTTTCCAATTCGGCGCACCTTGTGTATCGAGGGTAGCCCCGGTGGTGGTAAGACAACCATCGTCCATGAGGTGGCGGAAGAACTGGGTGTGCCAGTGATCGAACGTCATATGCCTACCATGCTTGTCGAGGACTTCGGCATCCTGTTTCCCAAAGAGGGCAACGGGCTTGAGTACAAACTGCCCGACTGGTTCCCTGTCAAGGGCAAAGCACCTGAGAGCGGTATCCTGCTGTTCGATGACCGCAACCAAGCCAACGCTGACTTGCAGAAAGTCCTAGCCAACATCTGCCAAGCACGTACCCTACATGGCACACCGATGCCTGATGGGTGGCAGGTTATCTCAACGGGCAACCGTCAAGCAGACCGAGCAGGTG